TCAGGAGGTTCTGCCTTCTGGAACTGGGGTAGCAACTTTGGATTTGGTTCTGGTTCAATAGTCGTGACTTACAGCTGATGTCAGACAGTCTTTGGATCAGCAGGAACTAGATGCTTCTCAGCCATTTCATATCCAACCAGCGCACTGCGCAAGTCACGAATCCTTTCATCAAGCATGACCTTCTGAAGGGTGGCACTGTTCAATTCATTGACCAACTGATCCTTGGAGACGGTTTCTTCGCTCATGGTGTTTCTTCAGCAGCTGGGGCTGCCGTGAACTCTGAATCAGTCAGGAACGTGTCAACCTCAGTCCATGTGGTGAACACAAACTCTTTGTTGCCTGAGAATGATGGTGCCATGGCTGGTGAGCCAACTGCTCCATATGCTGGTGATACGAGGTATCCGTTCTCAACCTTCTTGATACTCACGCTCTTGATTTCGGTGTTTGCTGCGGTCATGGGAACTCCATTGTGAATTGGCTGCCTGAACTATTTAGTGATCCCTAGAGCACAATAAAAGCAACAATCAACTAGGGTGTCTGGAGAGACTGCACAGCGCAGTCTCTCTTTTTGTTTGGCGATCTAAATATTGAGAAATCCACAGGTGTTTCTCAATGCTCCTAAACAAGTTTCAGTCTTGGCTGTCCTATTCCCTCACCAATCCAATTGATTGGAATACGGACACAATCAAGGTTTCTCTCCACAGGGCTGCATACACCCCAAATGTGGCCAACCAGCAGTTCTTTGCCAATGTGACCAATGAGGTCTCAGGCACCAACTACACAGCTGGCGGCAAGATTCTCACTGGAATCACCGTACAGAATGCCAATGGACTTGCATCAGTCTTTGCATCCAACCCAGTGTGGGCTGCTAGTGGCTCAGGCTTTGCCGACGCCCGCTATGCCGTCCTGTACAAGGACACAGGCACTCCAGCCACTTCACCACTGGTTGGTTACATGGATTTCGTCAGTGACAAGGGCAATGACGTTGGTGATCTTGAGATCAATTGGGCACCAGCTGGGGTCTTCACTCAGGCAACAGATGACTTTGCCTTTGCCAACCTAGCCTACTCACAAGCCAATGCATCCTATTCACTTGCCAACACAGCGAACACGGCGGCCAACCTAGCTTATGGACAAGCCAATGCTGCCTATTTGCTGGCCAATACCGCAAACATCACGGGGAACCTAGCCTATGCACAGGCCAATGCAGCTTATGCGTTGGCAAACAGTGCCAACAATCTAGCTGCATCAAAGGTCGCCTCAGTTGGTGGCGGAACCCTAATCACCATCGACAATGGAGTACCTACTGCTCCGGTCGTGAATGTGAATGTTGCGGCAGCATTTTCTTGGACTGGCGAACATTCATTCCGCGGAATATTCGGAGCCAACGCTGCTGTCAATAATATGACTGCGCTCAAGACAGGCATCCTTGGTGCTAATGCCTCTCCAGCAATACTTTTCCATGAGGCATCATCCCCAGCCAATGCCAAGTTCACCCTAGCCTATGTGGACACTGCAACTGGCGTGTTCAACATCGCCAACCTCTTTGACAATGGTGCATATGCCAACAACATCTTGAGTGTCACTAGAGTCAACACAGCCATCAATGTGATGTCTTATGGTTCAGGTACAGCACAACACACATTTGTTGGCACCCCAAATGGCCGCACAATATTGATTAGTGGCACCAATAACATGGGATTGGGTCTCTACAACAGCACCGGTGGCACTAATGCCAAGTATTGGCAAATGTACAGTTCAACCACTGTATGGCGCATGGGGTTTGTTGATGATGGTTTGAGTGCTGTCAACGATATTCTCGCCGCCAATCGCACTGGATATGCTGTTACAAACATCTTCTATGGCAATGCCACGAATAACCCCGGTCATACCTTTTACGCATCAGCTGCCAATCAGATAAACGTACAGGGACCATCAGGCCAATACGTCAATCTGGAAATGGTTGCCAATGGTGGCACAGCTGGTTCTACTGGATTTGTCTTTGGACAAGCATCTGATGGGGCTGGTGTCATCTATAATCGTTCTAATGCACCAGCAAAAATAGCAACCAATGGCACATATCGTTTCATTATTTCAGCTGCTGGAGCTATTCAATTTGTAACAGGTTATGGACTTGGAGACATTCGTTCTGACTCATCAGGCAATCTGACAGCCAATGCCCACTTTGGTGACTTTGGCCTCCAAGAAAACCACGGCACCTATACATCATTTGAGGCCAGTGGATTCACAATGCCATATGGTTGCTCATTCGTTCAGAACACAACCAATGGTCCAGGTATTTCTGGCGCAACCCAGTATTACCACCAGCGCATGGGTCTAGGTAAAGAGTATTGCAACCAATACGCCATGGACTGGGCAATTCCACGTACACCATCAGGTGGCAGCCCCTACATGTCAGTGCGTTTTGCTGAGGGTGGAACATGGACTGCTTGGTCCAAGATTTACGCAGGCTTTGCTGACACATCCACCTATTCACAGCATTGGTGGTCAACATCCCACTATGGCACTTACTATTTGGATAACAACTGGGATGGTACATATTGGAACATCACCAGCAGCCATGGTGCCCCTACACGTGTTGGATATGCAGACTATTGCAACAATGCATCTGGGCACTGGACTTCCGCCGCCACCGATGTTGGATACGGTGGAAACTATGGACAGGTTGAAGTGCGCAATAATGGTGGATCTGGAGACAGTGCGCTCGCTGAAGTTTCATTCCATTGCCAATCAGCCTATGGCATTAATCTTCACCTGCGCAACGATGGTTATTTTGGTCTTGGTGGTTGGTCATCAGCTGCATGGCGCTGGTACTCATCACCCGGTGGTGACATGGTCGCCGCAGGTAATGTCACTGCATACTCAGACGCACGCCTCAAGACCAACATTCGCACAATCAACAATGCACTTGATCAAGTGGCAAGGTTGCGTGGTGTCTATTTTGATTGGAACAACAACCCAGCAAATGCCAACAAGAGTTCTAAGAATTCATTGGGTTTGATCGCTCAGGAAATACAGCAAGTCTTTCCTGAACTGGTGACCACTGGTGTTGATGGTGATACACTCACTGTTGCTTATGCACCACTAGTTGGTGTGCTGGTTGAAGCCATCAAGGACTTGAAGGCTAAGGTTGAGCAATTGGAGGCTCGCCAGTAAGCGAGGACCATCATGCCGGTGGTCAATGTAACAGCACCAACTAAGGTCATCATTTGCTCATATGACCTGTCCTACTCATCCAATGGTGAGTTGTTCTATCAGCCTGAGAGTTTTGCCATTGTCACCAATACAGCCAACACCAAGGCCAATGTCGTGCTTGAGGGTGTTGTTACTCTAGATGGATCCAAGCTGGTTGATGCAACCCTAATCCATACTGGTGACACCTCAGCAATTGCCACAAAGCGTTTCGATGTTGCTGTCACTGAACTGGCTCAGGCATCTGCCATTGCGACTAGAACCTCATTCATTGGCAGGACACTCACTACTGCCACTGGCTTGGCTGGTCACTGCCTCAAGGTTGGTCAACTGATCAAGGGTGCAGCCGTGTCAGCGTCTGCCAGCAACATCCTCGCAAAGATATTCCTGAGAATCTTCGCAGCCGCAGTCTCAGCAACAACACAATCCCCAGCCTTCTTCATTAGGCTGGTGAGGGAAGCTACAGGTAGAGCAACAGTAACGGCTCAGAAAGCCTCTGAATTTGTCAGAGGTACATTCGTGGAGGCTGGTGTCACTACTCGCAAGCTCACCAGTCTGGTAAAGAATGAGGCTGTTGTAGCCCGTGGCAGGATCATCAAGGTTGCACAGGTGCTCTTGTTTGGCCCTGTTGTGGTCACAGGCATCAGCACCCTGCTCATTGGCCTCATCCTTCGAGCGACAGTCAATGTCAGCAGTTCATTGCTCAGGGACTTTGTTAGAACCTTCAGGGTGTCCATCAACAGTCTTGCCAGAGTGAACAAGGCAAGCACCACCAGCAAGGCGACTCAGGCTGCTGCACTAGGCTCAGTCATCAAACTCACATCAAAGCCAAGGGCAGCAGCTGTCCGTGTGTATGGCTGGGGTCATGCCGCTGTTGGTGGAATCTTCGACTTCTTCAACAGGCTGTTTGTTGACTCCCTGAATGATGACGAAACAGCTGTCATCAGGAATGAAGTACTGATCAGGCAACAGGCTGATGCCTTCAAGTTGACCCTTGGATCAGCCAATGTGGTCTACGCACCAGAGGAAGGCTCTGGTGCCATCATGTTGGTAGCCAATGGATCCAATGGAATGGTGGTTGATGAAGGCTCAGCGGCTGTCAGGCTTGTTCCTGAAGCCAATGGCATTGCTACGCTTGTGGCAGCGTCAGTTGCCAATGCTGCCCTACTCTTGGGAGCCAACTCAGCTGGTCAACTTGTGGACAGTGGACAGGCCAACTCCACCATCATCATTGCTGCCAATGGGATCGGGCAGCTGGACTCTCAGGGGTCTGCTGTCGCTAGGATCAACGATCAAGGTTGATCTCTGACACTGCGAGTCTTGCCACCCGTAAGCGATTGATATTCTGCCGCTTATAGGCAGGTCTATTAGGCATGTCACTAGTATCGTTCTTCTCGTACTAAATAATTGTACGAGTTAGGAGATACTGGTGAAGATTGTTGTGGCCCTTGTGGCTCTTTTTTTGGGAATCAATTGCTGCATTGCAGCAATTCCTAGCTTTGATTCAGCTGATCAGGCTGCAAAGGCTGCACTAGGCGAAGTGACCACAATTTCTGAAAGCAAGTTCTATGAGTTTGGTGGTCTGATCTACAAACATGCCGGTAGGTTCTACTACAGCACACCCTACTCATCTCTTGATGACAAGGGATTCAAAATCGTTGCCAAGATTCCTGCGGCTGCTGCGATCATTGCGGTGTATCACAACCATCCTAAGGTTGATGCTCATGCTGAGTACTTCAGCCCCGATGATGTCAAGGTCGCCACTGACATGCATGTTCTGTCATACATCTACGTGAATGCTAGTCAAGAAATACGTCGTTTTGATCCTGATCAAGCACGCTTAGTAAAGATTGAGAAAACTGCGAGTGGTGGCCGAGTTAGCCTTGGCACTGTTGTTGATTCCCAATAACTGCTGATCCAGCCTCGACAGTCACAACATCAAACACCGCCAGCAGTTCACTGCCGGTGTCGAGGTTGAATGCTCCCACTCTCTTTCCTTCCTTATCGAAGGCTTCCATCACAAACTCATCCGGTGTGTAACGAGCAGCCCCAATGGAATCCATGCGGACTTTCCATTTGAGGATGCCATCATGTACTTGTTGGTGAGTCATCATTCGGTGCAGATTACGGTGAGAACTTGGTCTGTAGTTCCACTGAGAGATGTGTAATCTGACGCACTTCTATTATCCATGACAGCCTTGTATTGACGGTTCACGGTGGTGTTGTATGGATCAGTGTATGTGTGTGATCCAGCAACACTCACCATGTTGTCGTAATTTCCGCCGCCAGCAGGTGAACTGTAGTGCGATCCCGTGGCATTGATCGTGTCAACGTGAGTATATGAATTGGACCCATACTTCAGATATAGGCGCATGTTGGCATTTGCGGAACTGGTGCCTAGGTCGTATGGGAAGTTGAGTAGTGTTGATCCGTAGCCATAACTCCAAGCAATTTGGATTGTTCCACCCAAGGAACCGAATGTTGCGGTCTCAGCAAAAGCATTGGTTGCCAAGCTTGATGTAGAAGCTTTGGTAGTCAATGTTCCAGCTGACAATGAGCCACCAAAGTAAGCACTGCCATTGGTCTTTAGGTAGAACGTTGCGTTGACCTCTGTGCAGGTAGATACAGATGCTTGGTGAGGTCCGAACCACATGACAAACTGGTTTGATGATCCAAACCCAGTTCCCTCTACAAGCATGACTACACCGTTGTCAAAGACGATGCGACCAGAGGACATGTCAATCGTCACACCATTGTTGCTGATGACTGACAGCTTGGAGGTGGTGACGGCACCAGCCGCAATCTCATTAGCCGTGACAGCACTGGCTGCAATCTTGGCTGTGGTGATGGCACCAGCGTCGATCTTGGCAGCTATGACGGCATTGGTAGCAATCTCATTGGCTGTGACGGCACCAGCATTGATCTTGGCAGTGGTGACAGCACCAGCGGCAATCTCACTGGCTGTAATGGCATTGGCGGCAACCTTGCCTGCGGTAACAGAACCAGCAGCTATTTCGTTGGCGGTGACAGCATTGGCGGCAATCTTGCCAGCCACGATTGCACCAGCGGCAATCTTTGGGGTGCTGATGGCATTGTTGGCGATCTGAGTTTCAACAATCTGACCAGTGATGTCAGTGTTGGCAAGGCTGGCTGTCCATGTGGCACCAGTCCAACGGTACATCTTGTGATCACTTGAAAGGACCACAACTTCATCAGCGTAGTCACCTGATCCCGGCAAGCTGGTAACAGTACGGAATCCAGCTGCACGCCAGACAGTGCCGTCATAGGTGTACAGCGTCTTGCTGTCGATGCGGTAGAACTGATCACTGGTATTAGCTGCACCGGGGAAGGAGTTTCCACTTGGGATGCCAACATCGATGGTGATTGGGGTGACAGCACCTGAGGTTGTGACATTGTGGTTGGATCCACTGTTCTTCTCACTAGCAGTGGAGAACTCATCAGTGGCAAATATCTTGTAGTAGAACGTGTTGCCAACAAGGATTGATCCAGTGTCAACAAAGAACGTTGAACTGGTCTCAGCAACCACTGTGGAATTGCTCATTGTGAATCCACCACTTGATCCCCTGTGGATCACGTAGCTCACAACATCGGTTTCAGTGGTATTGGCTGTCCATCCTAGGAATGCGCTACCAACTCCACCATCAGCCTCAAACCCTTCCACACCTGCTGGGTATGGGTTGGTAAAAGTGTTGGAGGTTGCAGTTGTGAGACGGTTGAAACCATCACGCAAAGCAACGGAGATAAGAACAGCACGCTTGCGGACACCATCAACCGTCTGATTGCTTAGGTTGTATTCATAGGTGTTGTTGGCAGTCTCAGAAGTACGCAACAAGGTGATGCCATCACTCTCAAACACATGGACCAAGTAGCTCTGCCCAACCATGATGTTGTTGGCATTGGCCACATTTGGATTGTCCCAAGTGACGCCAACCACTGAGCCACTGAAGGTATTGCCGCCAGTCTTTTGGACACGCAAGTTGGTGACTGGTAGGAGGTCAGAACCAGTCTCAGAGTCCAAGTCAATGTACTGGGTATCTTCCACGCCAACGCTACGGACACCTCTTGGGTTGATCGCATAGATGGTGGCTGTGTAGTTGCCTGACTCATCAATTGGGAAGCCGATTACAGGCTGGTCCGTTGTTGGGAGTCTTTGTAGCTGGGCACCATCAATGCTGATGAATACCTCATAGAACTTCACCAGCGCATTGCTTGGTGGTCTCCAGCTGACATACAGGGTGCGGGCAATGGTTCCATCAGGGTTGGTGGATGAAGCTGTGCGCCATTCAACGTTGGTTACAGGTCCAATGGTGCTTGTGGATACAGGCACGGCATAGGTTGGCTCTGGTCCAAGTGGAGTGTCATCCACATAGGCATACTTGTTTGGGTTGTATAGCTGTCCAGCAATGCTGTACTGACCATGATCTTCGTCCTTGACCGTCACGACCCTGAAGGTCATTGGGTCAACAACACCCTGCACCATCAAGTCATTGAATGCGACGTTTGGAATGGTGTTGCCGGCATACTGGATGGTGTTGCTGCTACTGCCAGCAGTGGCCTCAGCAGTCAGGATGGTTGTTCCATCAGCAGCCTTGAAGATCAGCGCATCATTGGCAGCAACGGTTAGTGCCCTGTCGAGGACTACAAAGCTGGCATTGGCTGACTTGATCTTGGCTGTCTGCAAAACACCAGAATAGTCACTATCCATGACTTGGATGAGTTCACCCGGCTCAACATCACACTCATTGAAACCAGCTTTGAATCCTACAGTCAGGGTGGTTTTGCAGCTGGTGTAGACAACCCACTTAGCAAAGCGAAGTGCCTGACCTTCACTGACGCAACCAATAGCAGTGATTTCCGTAGTGTTCAGTCCATACCTTTCAACAAGGTCTGGATCTTCAAAGTAGGCAGCATCTTCATTGTAGTTGTTCTCAGGGTCTCTCCACCAAACAATGGCACCGGTGAATCTGGTGGCTTCCTCTGTTGACGTGTAAGCAAACTCACCACCAATTACCTTGTCCTTGGTGAACATGCGAGACACAGATGCAGGACGATCCTGAACTAGCGTCACCATGTTGTCCACTTGAGCGCACGCTGCTTGCATGGCTGACGCAATCTCATTGATGCGATCAAATGCACTCTTGCTTTCTGCGAACTGGTAGTTGAAGGTGAAACGTGGCTCAGTGCCACTGATCACTCCATCAACAATGGCTGGGACCTGTTCATCGTTGTAGACGGATGCTGAGTAGAATGACCACTTATCAACATCATCCTCACTGATCACATGACCTAGACCATACTCAGTGTTGGTCCATAGGTCATACAAGTGCCATGCTGGATTGTCAGTCCATTCCTTTGCTTCCTTGAATGTTCCATCCCATTCACCATCATAGGTTCTAGTCTCAGGGTCATAGTTGAAAGGAACCTTGACCTTGACACCCTTGTAGATGAACTGCATTGCAGGAAATGCAGTACCAACCTGCTCAGTGGTCGTGGTGATACCAATGAGTGCTAGGTTTGCGTATGGCAATGAGACGTTCTGAATCTCAGTAGCAAACTGGAAAATCATCTGACTGAGTTCAGTGGATTCAGAATCATCAGCCGTGATCCTGTCCACCATGACCTGCCAGTTGCCTGCCCCAGCTGGGCGAGGGATTAGGAAGTCAATGTCACTGACCGTGATCTTCTTTAGTTCCTCGTCAAATGCGACCTGTAGAACCCAATCACCAGCAGCAAGCTTGTGATAGATATTGAACTGAATTTGCTTGGTCTTTTGCTTGCCAGAATCACTGATCCTGTAGATACCAGCAGGGAAACGAATAGTGACTGTGATTGCATCAACAGCATCTGATGTACTTGAGTAAGTGACATTGGAACTCTGAGTGACAATTGATCCAACGGTAAACTCATTCGCAACAGACGTGAAACCAGCCATTGGGGCTTGATCAGGAGTTCCATAGGTCTCCTGAATCTGAATCTTGTTGAAGTTGTTGGAGCCGTTTTCGTTCTGTGCAACGGTGCCGCCAACAATCAGTGACTTGTGCTTGTCAGTTTGGTCCTCAAGACCAACCACCTCACCATGGCTAACAAGGTGCTGGATGCGAGCAGTGGTATGGCTGCCAGTGCTTGCCTTGAATGCCGCCTCTGCTGCTTCCCTTAGGAGTTGCTGTGCGCTTGCTGGTAATCCCATCAGCCCACCCAATCACTTGAGAAGTCAGAACCGATGATTACTGACCCTGCTAGACACTTGCCGTACACCAATGGGATTGGTGTGCCCTGCGCATAGATGTTTGGACCCTGATCAAAGACGCCTGATTGACCCTGTTCAGATGGCTTTGGTGGCTTGACTAGGAAGCCAAGGACACCACTGATTGCCATGCCAATACCGAACTGGACAAGCCATGGTTGGTTGAAATAGGCACCAACAACGATGGCTGCAACCCCAATGATGGTCTTGAAGAAATTGGAGCGAGCCTTGATCTTTGGGATGATTACGAGTTCTTTGCAGTCCAGCTTGAATGGAAGTTCAGCAACATCCATGGACTTGCGATTGCGAAAGAAGTGCCATTCATGTTCCCTGATGTCATGGCGGATACCAGCACCAAACTTGTTGATCAGGAACCTCAACACCTGCTGCCATGAACCGGCAGACACACGCATTGGCTGGTTGCTGTACTTTCTACCTAGCCACCCGCCTAGCTGCACTGTGATTACTTGAGACTGGCCTGATGACATACTTGATTGCTTTACCTTCAAATGCACTGATCTTCTTGATCACGCTCAGTTGGTTGGCATGGTGGGTAAGAACCTCCCCATTCCCAACGTAGACTGCAACGTGGTTCACCACGGGAGACATTGGTGTTTTCATCAACACAATATCTCCGGGCTGACAGTTGTTATTTATTGAGGCTGCAATGGCCTGAAAAGAACCAGTGCTGAAGGTCTCCATGATCAGGTCCTCACCCTTGTGGATCCAATCATGTGATCTTGGGACTGCTGGCAGTTCAATACCGCTGTCCTGAAAGTGCCAGTCACGGGCAATCTCATAGCAGTCTTGAATGTTGAGGATGAATTCCCTGCCTAGCAGTGGTGGGCGATTATGAGGATTGCCCCAAGTCAGAAGTTCAGTGCACTGGCTGCCATCGCAATAGGCTAATCCCCATTCACGGCCTGATAGCAGCTGTGCCTCCATGTCTTGTTTGCTAGGTGAGCGAGGGTCAATCAACCCCTCTGAATCTAGCTGGGTGTGACTGTGTAAGAACATGACGTACTCATGGTCATCCAGCACAAGGGCTGGTGTGGCTTCATGGGTTGGAACCTCTGCCACGTTCTCAGTAGGAACTACGACTGGCTGGCCATCGACCATCACCACATAGGCACAAGCCTCATTTGGGTAGGATGCCAAGCAGTGTTGAATGAATTTCGCCACCTCTGACGGAGGGAGAGGCTTTGAGAGGCGCAAACCGACGGGCAGCAAGGGTTACACCCCTCGTTGTGCACGATACTGCGCAGCACCTGGAAATTGCTTCCTAGTGACTTTGCCTCTTGGCAGTTCGAGGTTTGGCAGGTCTATGAGATTTCTGAGTCCAAAGACAAGATCATCACCCTTTGTGCTCTCCAGCTGATTGATGACAAATGTGACAACCTGCTTGCGCTGGCTGCCATCAGGGCTGGTGCCATCATCTAGGAACTTACGGAGGGTGAGAAACCTAGTGACCCTGCACCCTACCAAATCCTCATTGTCCACAATGTAGGAGCGTAGGAGACGGCTGTAGTCATTCACATTCAGCTGCGCTCTTGGTGGGCTGCCAGCTGTGGAACGTTCAACAGATGAGATCGCTAGTGGCAATGGCAGGTAGCTGGTGCCGCCAAAACTGACGTTGTTTGATCCTTCGATATTTGGAGTGAAATGGTGAATTGCCTCACCAATAACACTGAGGTCAATTACATACATCTCAACCAGCGGGTTGATTGTCTGTTGCTGTAGTTCTTGTTGAATGGTCATAGCCTGTACCAAAGCTTGAGGCTGGCACTGACGCTGTAGCGATCGCCTGAACGTGGAGTGATGGTGTAGCTAACAACCTGCCACTTGTCAGTGACAACGGAACCCGGAGCCTGCCAGTCGAAATAGTCAGCCCCAGCAGCGGCATCAAAGGCACTGACGAGTGTGGTTAGATCAGTCGTGGAAAGGCTCTGCCAAGCCAAGGACCATGCCGCTTCCTTGTTGTTGATTCCATCAGGTGCCACCTGACGGTATCCATTGCCGTACTTGGATTCCTTGACTCTGAACTCAACAGACGTCTGTGAGGACTGTGATATTAGATTTGCTAGTGGTAGTGCGCCTGACATGTTATCTCCTCAATGCCCCACCTGGTCTCATCTGGCTGGCTAGTAACTTGGATTGCTTTTGATCAATCATCTCGCTGATGGTCCTGATCAAAGTCATTGAACGCTCACTAGAATCCACTGAGCCAATGGTGACACTCATGTTGTAGCTCGCACCCATTGCGTGATTCGGGATGATGGTTCCAGCTGAGTCAGGCACCCAAAGTTCTGGTCCCTTCTCACCAATGACGGAAGGACGGCCAACAGGTGGACGGCCACCGCCAGCAAACCCCAACAGTCCCTTGCCAAAGGACATGATTGCTCCAGTGATTCCGCCAGTGGATGGATCGTCACCAATCACTGATCCTAGAATCTGCTTGAACAGCTTGTTCATGGCCAACTTGGATGCGCTGGCTAGCAACTCACTGATCAGGCTCTTGAAGTGCAACTTGCCAGTGGTTACAAAGCTGGCGAAATGGCTTCCAAGGCTGTCAATGGTTTCAGCCATTGAACCCTTCCAGTCTTGGTCATACTTCTTGAGGGTTTCGTAGAACTCACCCCAGACACCTAGTGAGATGTCCAACTTTGGTTCAGGAATCTTGGAGAAGATTTCCTCAGCAGAGCCAAGTGGGCTCTTCAACATTTCCTGAATTTCTTTTTGGCGCTCAACAACGTCATCGAGGCTGGTTGTGTAAGCCTTGGTCCAAGCCTTACCAGCAGCAATGGCCGCAGCTTCCTCAGCCTTTAGCCTTTCATCAGCTGACTTCTTGTTGGCTGTTACAGCCTCACCATTGACCTTATCAATGATTTCAGCCTTGTCATCCTGTAGCTTCTTCCATTCGTCGTAATAGCGTTGCTGGACATCAGTACGGACTGATCTTAGTTTGGTTGGGTCAGCACCCTTGTACTGGTCCTTGACTTGGAATGAGGCATTCTTGCCCCTGCGCTCCATGACCTCTTTGTCTAGTTCATCAATCTGCTTGTTGAGTTCAGTGCGGCTGGAGACGCCATACAACTGGAACAACAGCTGATCACGCTTGTCCTCACTGATGTCACCTGACCTGAATGAGGCTTGAATCTTTCTACCAGCATCATTGGCATTGTTGGTTCCAGTGGCTGCCAAGATGTCCTTGGTTCCTCTTGACCATTCACTTAGGCCAAGACGGACCTTTTCCTGCTCCTGAGCCAACTTGACCATCTGATCAGTGAAGTTCTTGATTTCACCAATAGGCATGCGCAGTTCGCTGGCCTTCTTGTTCAGGTCATAGAAGTGCTTGCCAAGAGCGAACAATCCAGCTGCGGCCGCACCTGCTAGTGCGATCAATCCACCCGGACCAGCAAACCCCATCAACAGCTTGCCTAGTGATTGGACATTGCCATTGGCAGCTTCCTGAGCATCACGGAATGCGCCACCAAGGTTCTTTGTTGAACTGCCCAAGTCCTTGGTTTTGGAATTGAGCTTATCGACAGCCTCCTGCGCCTTGACATCACCCTCAGAGGTGAACTTAGTGACTATGTTTACTTCTTCACTTCGCATCGGCCTTACCCTTCTTACTGCTGTACTGGCAACGGACGTAACAGCTGTCCAGTGCCATCAGAATCTGCACATCAGTTTCATCCAACTCATCGTTGAACAACTTCTGATAGGTCAGGAATGTTTCTAATGGGATGGTCCCGACACCAAACCCACCGGCACGTGATCTGGAACAAATCCAGAACACACGCATAATCGTTTCCTCATACAATCCAAAGACCGGCACAACCAGTCTTGGATCATCAGGTTTCAACTGCTTGAGGTGATCCCTGACCGTAAATCCCTGCTCATCCTCTGCACTCAGTTCAATCTCGTTCTTGAGATGGGACTCCAGCTTTACTAGTGCATCAACGAAAAAACCTCTGGCCGTCTGCTAGCACCTTCATCAGGTCACGGACAATCCACTCATTGGCATCAATGGAAAGGATGTTCACAGCAGTTTCAGGAGCAAAGTCGCATTCAAATGCGGCAACGTCCCAACCCCTCAATGCTGAGGCGATGGTGTCAATGACCATTTCATCTGATGGGACTGATCCGCTGGATGCAGCTTCCTGAGCCTTGATCATCTTGGCCCTGACAACCTTGTCTGAAGGACCAACAAGCTCAACGAATATTCCAGTGGCACCCTTTGCTGGGTGTACTAGTTCGTGCTTGATCTGTTGGGCTGCTAAATCTTTGATCTTCATTGCATGTACCTTTAGTGGTCGATGCAATATTTAGATCAGCTGATTGGAGCCTTCATGGACTTTGCGGAGCGTGGGATTGTTGCGTGCCTTTTCTTCTTGTACAGACGCCCACTGTTGATGAACTGTCTGATGATGGTTGGCACTTCTTCGAGGGTGATCCTGACCATGCCGCTTGGGGCTTGG